TAGTATTCATATGCCTTAAACTTCTGTTCGAGCTCTTCCGCTTTCTTAATAGATTGAGTTATATTATTTTTAGTTGATAAAGCAACTTCTATAGCTCCATGAAGTGTCATAAACTCTTCATCTACGCCAACCTTAGCATCAGACAATTCATCCATCTTAATACTTAACTCATTAATTTGTTCGTTAGTTTTTATATTATGTACAATAGCTTTTTTATTTTCATGATATTTTTTAATATCTAATTCAATACTATACTGCATTTGTTGAATTTTATCACGCTTTTCTCTAGCTTGATAATATGCTATCCTACCTACATTTCGTTCTTTTTCTATAGTTGCTAGTAAGTTATTAATCTTAATAATTTTATTATAATCTACTTCTATATCAGAATTTTGTAATATAAAATTATTACTATCTTTAATTTTTTGTATTACTATATCTGCTTTTTTCTTATCTTGATCTAGACTTAATTTAGTTTCATTTGCAATCTTTATAGATTCACTTTCACGTTCTTTACAGAACTCACAATTAGGATCATATTGGTTATTAGTAGATTCTAATTTTTCTAACTTATACTTAACATCTACTTTTATCCGGTCCCGTTCAGCTGTAAATTCTTTAACTTCCTCCTTTCGCTCACTTACTGCAGTATATATATCTTCTACTTCTTGTATATCATACCCCTCTAATATAGTGTTTGCTTTACTAATTTTTTCTTTATTTTCAACTGCAATATTTTCATCTGAATGCAATCTATCATTTATAGCTTCTATTTGTTTACTATAATTTTCATATTGCTGGTCCATAGAATCAATATCTTGATTAACTGATTCCAACTCTATTATTTTGGATTGAAGTGCTGTAATACGTTTGTTTAATGTATTAACCTTACCTGTTAAAGAGGTTGAGTTCTTTTTTACTTCCTGCTTGCGTTCACGTTTTATTTCTAGTTCAGTTTCTGCGTCAGCTAATTGTTGAGTAAAGTCATTCTTTTTAAAATCTTTTAATAGTGCACTAACATCTTTTATTTCATCTAAAGAAGCTCTATATAGCTCATCAAATACTTTAATATCTAAAAATTGAGCAAGTAGATCTTTCCTCTCAAATTGAGACATATCTATAAATCCTGTATTGTTATTCTGTACTGATAATGCTGTTAGAATAAAATCTTCGAAATGACCAACATAAGAACTGATAATTTTATTAGTATCGTATCTTGCTTCTCCATTTAATGATACTTCATTACCCTGCTCATCTAGAGTCCAAAAGTTTACTTTAACTGAATATTTTCCTTCCTTCCAACCCTTTAACCCTTTACTACCATTACGTTCAATAAAATAATCCTGACCATCGATTTTAAAGTGTAGTTTACAATGAAAGGTATTTTTTTCACTATTCATGACATCTCTAGCTTGAGATGATCTACTACATTTATCAAACAAGCAATAAGTTAAAGCGTCTAGTAGAGCACTCTTACCTGCTGCATTCGGAGCAAATAATCCGTAAGCTCCTTTCATTTTAGAAAAATCTACTGAATTACCTGTACCATAACTAAACATATTACTAAATTGAAAGTTCATAGGCTTCCAAGTTAAGTTTCTGAACCCCTCTACTTGCGGTATAGTACTGTTTAAGTCTTTATTAATTTTTTTAATAGTCTTAATAGTCTCATCTTCTAATACAAAATTCCTTTCTAGATAATCTACTATAAGTTTATTTTGGTAATTTGCATCTCGAACATCACCTATACCTGCATCTTTTGCGTTTCTATCACCACTACGTTGATCTGATAATCTATCTGTTCGTATTATTGCAACATCTTTTAATTTAGAAGTTTTTCTTATTTTAGCTAGAATTTTCTTAAGCTGCGACTCTTCAGTTTTAGCTACTTTAATTCTCATTCTAGGATACTTAGGTAATGGTATTTCATTTTTTATTTTACCATTTTCTATCTCTAAAGTAACGTACGCATAATCGTTTTCTATTATCCTATACTCTGGTCTACGCTTAGGAGCATCCCATTTAATGTATCCATGATTAGTTGGATGCTCACCCCAATTCTGACATACCAGAGAACCTGCGTACGCAATTGTTTTTTGTTTGTTAAGGTATTGTTGCTTATGTATATCACCTAACAGGACCATATCGTATCCGTTGAATATATCAGTCGTTACTTCACCAGGTAATTTGAATCCTACATCAGTAGTTGCACTCTCTACAGAGCCATGGTACAGAGCAATTTTAGTTTTATCGGTTTTTATATTTTTAGATAATATATAATCTTCTGGATCATTAAAAACTGACATAACATTGAATACACAATCAGCTATCTCATATAAACCGTTATCTTTAAGATAATAAAAATTATCTAAATGTAAAGAATCTACTATAGGTGATAATGCATCTAATCTATTTTTATTATTAAGATTACAGTCATGGTTACCAGCTATAAGTATAGTTGGTGCTATCTTGCTTAATTTAGTAAATAATTCAGAAGTCATCTCAATTAACTCAGGACTCATCTCTGTTTTAGCATGAGCTATATCACCCGCTAGATATATTAAAGAATTTTCTGGTAGATTATCTTTAAGATCTTTATATAGTTTTCTAAATACTTGCTTGTATTCTCTATGACGTCTTAAATTTCTTATATGCACATCTGCGATATGTGCTATACATTGTATATTATCAAAACCGATATTTACCTTGTTCAAATCATCTTCTCCTTAATTTTCATTTCCATTAGCTTATAAGAGGTTAAGCTAACACTATTTTGAATTATTGTATTTATATTAGAAAATCCTAAATCACTAGGATCATCGTCGTCTAAATTAATTAATGTAACTGCTATTCCATTATTAATAAAATACTCACAGCTCTGCAATGCCTTTGAGCGAGCATCTTTATCTAAAGCTATATTAATATTTTTTACATTATTCTCTACTACTGCTTTTTTAAGTTTTTCTAAAACTATTTTACCAAATAACGGTATAGCATTCCGTTTTACTGCTAGCGCGTCGAATACACCTTCAACTACAGTTATAGGTTCTTTCCAATTTATATATAATTCAAACCCTATAATATCCTTAGATACTTTAGGATTTTTATGCTTGAAACTTGAGTCATTATAATACGATCTACCTGTAAAAAAGTTTAGTACTCCATCTTTATCGTAGCTCGGTATTATAACCATTTTACTGTACGGTCCTGTTTCGCAGTACCCTATATTATATCTTAATATATCTTCACGAGATATACCTCGTTTTTTCAGATATCTTAAAGCATTCCAAAATTCCGGATTACTGTTATCTACCTGTAAAAATGATTTAAATTCTTGAGGTAGAGTTAAATCATCATATGATTTTTTAACTGCTGTTGTTGGTATATATCCTGTAAACTGTTGAAGCTTTTCTATATGCATTTTAGATGCTTTAAGCTTTTTAAACAGGTGATATAAGCTTCTACCTTTTACTCCACACACCCAACATTGCCACATTTGAGTGCGTAAATTTACTTGTAATTTCTTTTTAGAATGGTGACAGAACGCACAATGAAATGCTACTTCATCATTTTGTAGCGGTCTACCTCTATTTAATAAAGACTCTAGTAATGTTTGGAGTTTTTTAAGCATATAATAATATACGAAAATAATCTAGAAAAACAAACTTATTTAGTTACTTTTCTTGATACCAAGCGGTCGGGATAGTCTTACTTGCCCACTTTATTTCATGCTTGTCACAAAAACTAGCGTATGTTGTTTTACTACCCTTACGTATTTTTCCGTTTGAATTTTGAAATACCATTCGTATGTCTAATTCAGGATGCTGCTTTTTTATTAGTAAATGTTTCTTACGATCTTCTAAAACCCATCGACCTTTTGTTTCAACTAATATACCATTAGGTAAAGTAAAATCTATTGTATAAGTGTGATTAGTTTCAGGTTTAATATAACCAATAACAGTAGTTTCGTATTTAAAGTTAATTTTTGCTTCAGTAAGTTGATCAGCTACTGTGTGTTCGAATCCGCTTCGATAACCATGCTTAATAGCGTTTGCTCTTGCTTTTGAAATTTTTCTTGCCATAACTTATTATATAATAAATAGGTTAACTACCTATCAAACCTTACTACAAACGTCATATCAACGTTTTGAAGTTTTTGGAGAGGTTTAGCTAGCTTAGCTACCGCTAACATTCTACCGAATTCATCATACAAGCCTACTGTTGTTAAGTATGGATTAAATTCTGGTTTAGTTGCAAACTCTCTCAATTCTTCAGAGTTAGTAACATTACCGCACTCATCTATTATAGGTTTTAACAAAGTAGGGTTTAATGATAAATTAAAATCAGAAGCTTTAGTGTGACATTTAATTTTATGTTCATAAATTCGTCTAGTATTTTTTAATGATAATTTAAAGTTTTCACTAAAAATAGCAGCTGATGGATTTCCTACAGTAGCTGTACCTTCATGTAAGGATCCAGAATAATATCTTGGATAATTTGTATTAGTTAATGATAGTAGCCCTTGTTCATAAAAAGTATTACCTACAACATCTTCTTGATAAGCCGTTGAATCTTTCCAGCTATTATCATATAAAGATAAAACTTGACCTTCGGTTAGCGAGGTGTTATAAAAGCGTATTTCATCTAAAGAACCACTAAACGGTTTAACTGGGTAAGGGAACGTATGAGTTATGTTAGAACCAGTTACCCAACCAGATCCGTCATCACCTAAAAATATATCTGATTTATTGTCTGTACACCCTAGTGAGTCAATTACAGTAGTATCAAGTTTACCGTTTATCCATAAGTTAAGACTAGCTCCTGCTTTTTCTAATACTATATGATTATCTACTAAAGGTGATAGTGGTATAGATGATTCAAGCACTGTTGTTTTTTTACCATCAGAGCGTCTTACTACTATAGTATTTATTTTATTAGTTTTACAGTATTCTATATCTTCACCATCTTGTTGAAAGTGTGTATTTTTTAACTCTATATTGTAAGGGTAAACATTATTAACACCTTTATGTGAAAATTCTTCAAAGTACTGACCAGATGAATTGTCTAATTTAGATATATTGCTTAACCCGGTTTTAGTTATTAAAGTTACATAATCTCTACCTGCAGTAGAACCAGATATCATATTAAAACAAGGTATTCTAGTACCCCCTGCATTACCTCCAGCTCCTGTAGTCTCGTAGCGTTCAGTCCGTAATATTGTATTAACTCCTGGTATTTGATTTTCTGGTATTTTTACCCAGAAGCTTATTGCGAATCCTCTAGGGTGACCTAAATTTAATTTAGTATGATGAGGTATCTTTACACTACCGCTATTATTAAATTGAGCTCGAATTCCTGATTGTACTGATGATTGATAGTAATTTATAGAGTCAGCTGAACGTATTGAACCGCTTTGAGCAAACACCGCTATACCAGGAGTGTACTTTACTTTATCAGATATTCCATGATTCTCATATGTAGATAAATCTTTAACTTTTGTAGGACCTAAACCATCATGCAATAATATATCAGTAGAGCCGCTTGTTTGATTCAATATTGTAAATAACTCATTAAATCCATAGTACCCTACTAAATTACTCTCACTTACAAAATTATTAGAATCTATACCTTTATCTATAAAATTACCGTAACCATCATCTAACAAATCAAATGAAGCAGTCATAGGTGCTATTTGATCTAAACGTAAATAAGGGTGATGATATAAGGTTGTTAAATGTGTATCAGTTAATGAAGATTCATAAAATCTTATATCATCCATTGATCCAGTAAACGCATTCATTTTTGTATCAGCTCCAGGGTTAGCATTTTGAGCTGCTCCAAGTGAATAAGAGCCAGATGCACCTACATATAAACTTCTATCATATTGTATAGAAGAGGTAACTGCACGATATATTTCGTTTGACCATGAATGTGATGGTAAGTTAGCTGTGCCAGGCTCAATAGACTGAGTTGCGTAACCTACTTGTTTTATTACAGTATACCCTCTATGATTGTTAGGGTCAGGTCTAAAAATACGTAGAGTGGTTTTAGCTGGTGAATGACCCCAAGGTGGTAGTTCTTGGTATTGAGATCCTGAAGTACCTAAGAATGCATCACCGGGCCAAAATTCTTGTTGTACACTTATTAAATTCCATGAACCTGTAGCTAAACCAAATCCTTTATCTATAGCAGCTTGTATTGTACCATCAGTTGCATTTGATCCTGTAGCTCCCCAGTGCATTTGTAGGGGTAGTAAGCCTTTAGGATTATTTGTGTAACTATCATATGAACTTGTCAGCATATTTAATTCAAAATATGCATTTTTATCTCTAGTAATAATAGTGCTTTGACCAGGAGCACCTGTAACTTTATTTGGCATTTCATTCCAGTCTGGTGGATTTACCCACATAGTAATATTATATACAGGCATTCCGTGAGATGCATTATTACCTAATGCTTGACCTCCTTCATAAGTCCACCAGTTAGCTACATTTGAACCTGTAAAATCGCTCGCTGGTTTTAATCGTAGCCCGTTACCTGCATTGTACGAGTGAGTAAGCTCACTCCCTGGCCTACCATTAACAGTATTATATTCATGAACTTTAAATAAAATACTACCAGTTCCTACCAAAGCTTGTGACCCAGTTAATATTTTAAATCCTGCACCATGAGTTGGTATAGAGCTTGTTGCTTGCTGTAGTGTAGTGGTTCCGTACACATCTACTAACCCACTTTGAGAGCTTTCAAACTCCCAATGGTTAGCTATCAGAGGCGGGGTATTATACACTGTAGAAGAAGCAGTTATCAGTTTTTCTCGCTCAAGAGGTAGAGTTTCTATAAAATGATCTTTAAATGATATTGAACCAGATAAGATTCGCAAATCATATATAGTAGAAGGTACTGATATTATGTGAGCTTTTTCTCCTAAAAAACGAGTTTCTTTTTCAGGTAAATTACCACCAAAATTTTTATTAGGATTATCTGGATTTTTATAATATAAATGATTTACACTATCATATATTATACTTTTATAAGTACCGTTTAAATTAGTCTGCTCATCAGCTAAACTTTTTCCACGTATTGGATCTGCAAAACTATATGAGTGATAAGTAGCACCTAAAATCTGTACACCGAATGAACTGCTGTAATTAGCTGAATCAAGGACATACTCCTTGTTCACATCAAACGGTGTAATTGTAATATCGTTGTTATCTATTTTTTTAAATACTGACATATAATTCTATTATATAATAATAAACCCTCTATAATAAATATAAAGGGTTTATATATTTAGGCTATTATCTAGTCAAGTAAATATTAAAAATCAAGTTTAACCTTTATAAGTGATTCACGGTCAAAAGATTTAATTAACGGTTTACTTAATTTAGCAGTTGCCAACAATTCTTGTCTATCATTATATAATCCAACTGTAGTGATATAAGTTTTTGGATCTTTAATCATTGTAGGGTGACGTAAAGCACCTAAAGAACCGGTTGAAAATGTAGGATTATTACTAAAATTATAATCTGCATTCTTAACCCTTACATAGTAAAATGTTGATGTAACTTCTTCTTCATTTCTTGCTGCAAAACCATAATTAGAGTTATAAGCTGCTGCTCCTGATATTGCAGTAAATAGCATTGCGTTATATTGATTATTTGTATTTGAAGCAGTTACAACACCTGTAGGTGTAATTCCGCGTTCTTTTAACCTTCCTGGATTAAGAACTATTATACCTAGATCAGGGTAAACCAATCCATAACCACCTGTTACACCATCATCGTCGGTTGTTAATTCACCACCAGCTATAGTACCACTAACTACACTATATACTCGTTGACCGTCCTGTATCGATGCGTCCTTACCACCACTATTATCTATTAGCTTAGTAATGTTACCACCTGTAGTAGAAATACCACTTCCGCTCAATACTAATTCCCAGTTACCTGGATCTAATTTTTCTTTTAATCTAGCTCGTTGAAAGTTTATAGCTAATATATGCTCTTCATCTACCTTGTTATCAAAAGTAAATGTATTATCTCCTGGAGCTAAAAGAAGGTTTTTATATTGAGTGTAAATTGCTTTAGTTGGAAAATCTTCATTAGTAATTATACTACCACTACCTTGTTTATGTCCATAAGCTATAGCAAACTGTACTGAGGAACCAACTGATACTGAAGAGCTATTGTATACATCCCAGTAGTATCTCCCTGCATTAGAAGATGTTTGAGCTGATGATGTATGAAACGTTGCAATTTCACCTGTTCCGTTAGACCATATACCTGCAGTAACCTTTTCTTTTCTATTAGATATAACATCATTACCTACATCAAATCTAGAGTAGATTTTACCTGTAGTAGTTTTTTGCTCTAGTGCATCTCTTTCACGAACTATTTGAGTAGCTAATTTTTGAGCTTCTCGAATTATCGCACCTTGTGCTGAATCTTGTGTAGAAGGTAATCCATCAGCTTGCCGTTTTTCTTCTTGAAGCTGGTTTTTAATCGCTTCTACTTCTGCAATTTCTTTTTCTATTTGAGCTTTAGTTTTTTTAGCCATTTTTATTCCCTATTTTAAAGATCACCGCCTGATGTTGCGACTTGTTGTTTGTTAACAGTTACTGTTACAGTTGCTCTACCACCAGTCTCGTTACCTATAATTGTTAAGGTAGCAGTTTTTGATTGTATTGGTTGATTCTTTGCTACTATTCTAAAGCTAAATCCAACTGCAGAAACTGATTGAGCTGACTCATCATCTCCTACAAAGGTAGGAACTGTTGCTCCTTGCATTAATACACTTTTAACTGCAGTACCAACTTCTAGAAAAGCTACATCACTATTAGATAAAATAGCTGTATAACCTAGTGTTGAATTACCACCTTCAAAGTTAGAAGTATTTGGTGATACATCTACTGCATCTCCTCCTGCTACTAAAGTAATTGTAGAGTTAGGTACTGTTATAACCGGTATACGTGTAGTGCTTTTTCTTAAAGTTACTAACTTATACTTCATTGTTTGTGTCTCATCTGGAATAGCTTCTATTAATGGCATATTATCTATTGCAATACCGTAATAGTTGCTGCCAAGAGAGTGTGCTGGGTTCCATAATGAATAATCAATTTCGTCATCAGCTAGTGCAAATTGAGTGATTTTAAATTCATCAGCTCCTTTAGCTAAAATTTCACGTCCTTTCTTTGTAAGAATTGCGTCCACCGTAATTGATGTGTTGTCTAAATATCCCATAATTGTTTCCCTTTATATTCTTTGTCTTTAATAAATATGATTAAACATTAAAAACTGTTGTTTTTTTATTCAATAGTTAAGTTTCCTCTAAAAGAAGGATCAGAAGTTATAATTTGATTTGGATCTCCTATAGTAAATGAAACTACTGGTCCGTTATCGGGCGTCTCTTTACTATTAATATTAAAATCTGGAGCTGTTACTTGAGTTCCAGCATGTCTAGTTCTATCAGTACCTGTAGTTCCACCTAAATTATAATCAGATACTTCTGCATAAACTAATGAATGGCTAAATGCAAATTTGTTAAACGATCTACCATCTTCGAATGCTTTACCTAATGAAGCACTCTTCATTGTATCTAAAACTGAACCATTACCTTTATAAAAGTATTTGGTAGTTTTTCTAAATTCTGACTTACGGTAATCACATATATGTACCATGCTTGCTGAAGAAATATACCCTGGTGTTTGTACTTTAATAAATTTACCAGTTGAGGTATTGTAGCCAGTAGAGGTAAAGCTAGAGCTTTTTCTCAAGCTAGTAAAACTATATTGAGATGATGATACTTTATTTGTAACCCGTATACTTCCATTAATAGGTTCTGAAGTTGATCCATTAGAAGGTGCTGTATAAAAAGAATGACCAAACTGTATATGTGAAGGTACTGTACTTGTAGTTCTCTGATCTTTACGCTCTTTAGCTGCTTGATATTCCACTGTATTTTTACCTAAGCTTTTAGCATTAGTATTAGATAATACTATAATAGGTGCATCACTTGAACCAATTACTGCATCAACTGTAGTTGTATTTTGAACAAACTCAGATTTAGCTAAAGGTGTACTCTGTTGAGTAACCGCACTAAAAGATTTCATTACAGAATTAAGTGGAGCTACTTGTTTAATATTAATCTTGAACGGCTTCTTTTGAGGTTTACCTATTTTAGCTACTAAAACTTGAGGGGGTAGTTGATACCCTAACTGAGTAACTCTAGGTTTATTTACTAACGGTGTAGTTAATTGTTGAGGTTTAGCTAATTGAGCAGATGTTAAAGCTATAGGAGCTGGACTACCATCTCCGGATATAGAAATTCTACCCGGTGGTGATATTTTTGAACGCTCTATAAAGTGAGGTTCGATCACTACTCCTAAATCAGCATTAGCTCTAGCTGGTATAAGTTTTTTTAACATTGTAAATAATGACATATCATATAATTTTAATTCGTTAAGATAAGTCATTTGGTTAATACTTCGATTGTATTTTTTCCAATAGGTATTATTAAAATTAAATAAATCTATATACTCAGATTCGTACGCTTGTTTTGGATCCCCTATAAAATTATCTAAAGGTGCTCGACCAATATGATCAAATATATCTTTATTAATTTGATCTGTTGGTGAAAAATATATACCAAGATTATTACTATCTAAAGCATATTTATCACTACTAGGTTTTTCAGCTCTACCTTCAGCACTTAAGTGTCTTAAAAGTTTGTTTTCTTCAGTTCTAACTTTATTACTAGTATAACTGTTTGGTCCTAATTCAGGAGTATTAATGTTATAGTATTCCTCTGTAAAATCATACGGTATACTATCAGGGTAGTTAATAGTTGAACCTGATACGGAGTATAGTCTAGAGCTATCCCAATAAGTATATTTATTTCGTTGATCAGGTTGTACGCTAATTAATGCTTTAGATGACGTCTCTTTAGCTGCACTACCTGAGTAGTGGTTACCTTTATCACTTAGTCTAAGTCGCAATAATAAATTATTATAAGAGTCGGTAGGTCCGTTTGAGGAATACACTTCAGTAGCTAGAGTATGATCTATTAAAGCAGACCGTGATAGAGGGGTAGCATAATACCTTAACTCTTGCATTGATCCACTAAAAGGTATACCAAACGCACCATGTTGTTGATGATGTACATACGCTGAAGTTATGCTTGAAGTTACAAAGCCGCCTAAATATGCTCGCTTGCCTGCATCTAAACTCCCTGACCAAGATTTATTTATTGAGCTTGAGTAGTAAGCGTCACTTCCGGTTACTAACATGCTACATGATACTGTTTGATCTATGCTGTCATAATCACCTCGCAGAGCAGTCAATTCATATTTAAAATTACTACCTGTATGGTATGATCCTAGTGGGTGTGAGTTTTTATTTGCATGTCGATTAAATAAAATAGTCCACCACCCGTGACCTATTTGTTTATTATTAGTAGATTCAAATATTCTTGCTTTTCCTGTTGAAGCTGATACATACCCTTGTGAACTTGATAGTATCATGCTGAAATGTCCGAAATCAGTAAACCCTTCACGTCTACCTTCATGAATAGCAGTAGAGTGACTTCTATGTAAAGTAATACCTAATTCATTATTAACTTGCCATATAGATTGTGTGTGAGATCCTACTGTTGGTTCAGGCCAAACTCTAACTTCTACTGCATTAGGAGTAACATTACTAGAGGTTACCCACCCAGCAGTTTTATGGTGAGGTCCCCACCAAGTATTAACTGCTTGTGACTGATTGAAATTTAAACAGTATTTAAAATTAGGTTCTTTGTAAAGAGTTGTTTGTTCACTTTTTTTACTAGAACCATACTCATGAATAGGTAAAACATCCTCTGGAATACCGTAGCAGTTTATTAAACTACGGACACCTGTTATGGTACCTTTACTTTTTAATAATAAAGGTAGATTGTTTACTATACGTTTCCAAGTTTCTGCAGTTCTTTGTTGAGCTGACATAGTTCGTATTGAAGCAGTAGGAGAGCTTTGTATGGAAAATCCATTTTCAGTTTTACCTAATTTATATTCCCAAAGCTCTTGATTTGGATCACCTGCAATTAAGTCTATACCATATGATTTACCTACATGGTATGCTAAATCGTCAGAGATACCATGTTTATTTTCATAATTTATATTATGATTTCTACTGTTAAGATCAGTAAAGTATTTTGTATAAGTCCAAGAAACATCATGTGATTGAGCGACTAAATCTAAAAAATTTAAATAAGTTTCATTGTCATGTTTACCTCGGTCGCTTAAGTACTGTGGTACCGTTTTCCGTAACAAATTATTATTTTGACTATCGAACGCGCTAGCTGAAGCAATTGCAGATGTCCTCCAGCTAAGTGCTTTGCTGTTTCTTACATCTAACAGTTCGTATGAAGCACCAGGTAAAAATATACTGTGAACTGCCCAGTCAAATATATCGTCAGAATCCCATTGCAGGTAATCTTCCTTCCATCTAGCGTTCTTATATGAACCTGATAATTTAGGAAATGGTGTTATAACTGATCTAGTCCAATCTCTATCTCCTCCACCTTTCGATCCAGATAGGGTAATATATTTAGAATTAGAGCCGCTTTCAAAGTATAGCCATTTTTCAAAATCATCAAATTCGTTAATTAATTTTACTTTTTTATCAACCCATTTTTTCTGATAACGTTTATTATGCAAAGTACCTTGAGAACCTGTAAACTCGTAGATGTATACATCTGAAGTCGCAAAGTCACTGTATTCTATTTCTTGAGCTGCTTTATCGTATTGACCTATAACTTGTAATTTATATATAAAATTATTTATACGTTTTTCAGCTGAACTAAAGTGAACATAATTACTAAAAACAGAATAATCTATATTAAGTTGTATACCATCTGCGCTCGAACTATAACTATTTAATATAGTTGATTGAGTGTCAGGATCAGTTCCTAGAACTTGATTATAACTTTTATAATCTGTTTGTAATCTAGCTGTATCGTCTAAGCATAAATCAAAATTGGGTCCTGCAATACTATTTCCCTCTATTATTATCGGTGCATCTAACAATACTCTATTAATAGCAGGTTGAGTTGATTCAGCTACTAACCAGGCTTGATTTTTTACTTCTACTTCAGATGGAATAGGTTCATATAATTTAAGCAATAAAGTATTAGGTACTGATTCATCTGCAGGGAAGATATCATCAATTAGCCAGGCAGCTACATTATATATCCTGTTATACGCTAAATTTAACTGTAGTTCAGTCCAAAGTGGATTGTTTGGTATAGCTGCGTGAGTATATGGTCCTGTAACTGCTGAGGTGATTTTTAGTCGCTGCAATCTAGCATAGAAAGCCTCTAGCAATGCTCCTGCATTTACTTCATCATCTTCAGATACAGAAGGTATTATACGAATCTCTGTTCGATCCGAACTTATAGAATGAACTCTAAATTTAGGTCCTATGGGAGCTCCTACTGCATCTCTGTGAAAGTTATATACTATGTCATAAACACCTGAAGTAAATCCTAGTTTATTAATATTAGTATTAACATCTAATTCTACCTCCGGCATACCTTCAAGATCAGTACCCATAGACCAACCTTCAACTCTATGATCTGAAAATAGAAGTTGTTTATTTACATCATATATGTGCAGCTCAATACGGTCAAAATCACTTTGACCAAATATAGGATTTTGCATATAACCATGCACAGTATCCATAGATATCAAGTCTGCTTCAGTATATACCTGTGCTCGTACTTGCCCTGTAGTTAAGTCTATCTCTTCTGTATTTTTATAATAATCAAACGGCATTATAACTTCCCTACTAATTTTTTAAATTCAATATCAATAGTACGTCTATACTGTGTCATTGTAAATGATTGGCTTCTCAAACTAACTTTAAGTTTAGGAGATTCATCAGGTTTAAGTAGTATAACTCCATTATCATTTCTAACTAATTTTTTCTTAATAGATTCTTTATTACCTATAATAACTATATCTTGATCAGAATCTAGTTTGGTATCCCCTGCAAGCTCTCCTAACTCAGCTCGTGCAGCTTTCTTTTTAGTCACCTCTATATCTTCTTCTGAAAATATCAGATCACTATCGGTTAAATTTGGTCTTGTAATTTCTTCTACCAATTCTACAGTAGCTGGAATTTTTACTCCATTCTCTAGAACTACATCTTCTTCAGCAACTACTGCACCTATAGTAACAGTAAAAACTTCATTTCCGTGACTATCTAAAAACTCAGTTATAGGTGCTATATTAGGTAATGGGTCAACTGGTGGATCAAGTATTTCTTCACCTGTATCAGGTTCTGCAAATACGCATGAACCATCATCTATCAGAGCTGCTGGGTCATAATTTTCTGCGTCAGGATCAGTACAACCTCTACGTATCTCTTTCACCTCTATCGGGTCAGGGGTTGGAATATTAATATCAAATCCTTGTTCCTGTTCTTGTCCAAGATCTACTACTACCTCGTTATTAATAACTATGTTAGGAAATTCAACTTTATTATCACAATCTTTCTGATTTTCTAAAGCAACCTCTGTAGGGGTTATAGCTGGAGGTGGTTTAACTATATCTTGAACTGGATCAACTGGTGGTCTTGCTGGATCTTTATTGCTTTCAATCTGTTGTATTACTTCGTTCGATTCTTCTATAATTTTATCGACTTCAGTTTTAACTGGTGATGTTCCACCCGTCCTTGGTGGTATGTCTCTTATAAAATCCGGATTAGGTTTACCATCCTTAATAGGTGGAATATATGGAGATTCACCTCCAGGTGTTCGCACCGGTGATTCAGGTAATGGTCGAGGTATTGATACAGGTTCAGGCTTTTCAATAGGTATATCTGACCTACCTACTTTAGCTTGAGCTTTCTGTAGAGGTGTTTTACCTGCATCACGTATCTGTTGAGCACGAGTAATATTAGTTTTCTTATTGACTGCCATTATCTAATTACCTTAAAGTAAAAGTTTTCATCATATACAACTACTGAACTATCTGACTGAGTTACTTGAAAGCAAAGTTTATAATAACGTTCAGGCATAAAAGAATTCATATCCAGTTTCATAAAATTACCAGATGAGTCGCAACTTAATTTAGTTCCTTGATTACTATAAGGTACAACATATTCTTCAGTTATAGCATCCTTTACCCCGTAATAAGAAGAGGTAGGTAAAAATTTTATATCTTTAAAATTAGACTGGGTAGAAAAAGTCTTGGTAGGATATCTATCACGACCAACTATTCTAAGCTTAGGTTGCTCGTTCACATTATATTCATGTTTAAGATTTTTTAAATAAACTACACTTTGATCAGAAATTAATTCTGATAAACCGTTTGAGTCAAAACTTGAATCATCATATACTACTTCTAATCTCGGTTGATATACTGTATTAGTTTGTCTTGAAAAGTATTGTACTTTACCGTAGTTAGTAGAGTTAGTTTCTTGAGATCCTGAACGCATTACTATTAATCCATCATTAGGTATACTACCAGTTAATAAATACTGTATTGCAGGTGTTACATCCATACGTAAATCAGCTGATTCATGTTCAAATGATTGAGTACCATAATAGTCATTATACCATGTACCACCACCTGTAACGCTGTTAAAATTAATAGCTGATCCTTCTGCAAGTGAGCGTGATGTCCATTGTGTATCTCTAGCAGCTATATATTCAATACTAGTAGCTTGCTTGTCTCTAAAAATCCAAGATGATGCTTGACGTTCAAATAAATTTAATGCAGTTGGCTCTAGCTTTCTACCAGACCCTTCATCCCATGATTGTGATACTGGATATGATATTAATGAATATTCTCTTGGAACTTCAAAAGCTCCAGCTTGGTATAGATTTAAATAAAATCTTGGTTGATTAATTTTACCTGATGCAACCGATGCACTTATTTCTTCTAATGGAAATTTTATTAATATTCTTGAGGAGTGAATTCCTGCAGATGAAGATACTTTAGTTAATTCTAATACTGAATCTACACCGGCATTTAAGCTACCAGTCTTTTCATAGATAGTATTATCTGAATCTGCGTATATAGATTTTATCATTTTATAGCTCCTAGATTGATACTACACGACCTTTAATATCTGAGTTTGGATATTTTATTTCAAATATACTAGGATCAAGTGATGGATAAATTACCTGATTTCGTGTTGCTTGATTAATGTCATAAATATTTCCTGAATAACCTGATTGAGTATCTTGAAGATTAAAAATTTCAATATTTACTATACTTTGTAGACCCATAATAGTTGACAGTTCAGTATATAAGTCTGATAATATTATTGGTTGATTTATTTGCCAGTTATCTATATTAAAAAACTCTTGCACTCTTTTAATAGATTTTAGCAATACATCATTACTGTTAAACCCTGGTAAGGTCAGAATTTCAAAATCGACTCCCACATTTATAACAAAGGCATTCTTTATAGTAACTGAATCAGTTAATAGTCTGTAAGGACTCAAATAATTTTTAATATTTTCTTTAGTAGCTGGGTTGGTATTAACTAATGATTTATTTGAATCATATGATAGAGTATATAGACTCACTGCAAAAGGATTCCTTAATCTATTATTTGTATCACTAATGTTTAATTTTTCATCTTGTGTAGCATACGCTTTTGCAACTGATCCGAAACTGCTAGGCATAGTTAAGGTACGAATCATATAATCATCTTTACTAACAACCCTACCTTGAGCGTTAAAAAATGCTAAAGCATTATCACGTATTTCATCTGCTGTTTCTCCTCCTCGACCACCTTGAGCTGGTACTGGGTTAGTAGCTGCTACTGATTTTTTAGTATTATTAAATAGTAATCTATCTAATCCAGCTCCTTCACTAGTAAAATTAATGCTATCAATATCACTTATATCACCAGTAGCTACGTTATCTTTAATACCATTACCAATCGTGTACTCTACCGTTATAGTCGTACTGTATGGAGCTTCACCATACGCTTTAGTATACATAAAATTAGATGGATCTATAAACTGATTACTGGTAGGAGTTACTGTTGGTAGAGCTGAACCAGCATTTTTAGGATTAGGTATTACTTCTTCGTCTGGTTGAGTTGAAGTACCAGGTCCAAATTCTAAAACATATCTACCATCCTCTCTAACTCTAGAAGTGAATCGCTTTGATGTCTTTTTTAATTTTAATAGATATGGTGTTTCTTGATTATAAACAGTTAAATCTGGATCAATATATTGATCGTTTTGTACTTGCTTAAATACAGTATCTTGTGCTAGAAATGGAACTTCAGTCCATTCCCTACCTGAAGAATCAGTAACTTTAACTATTTCAATAATGTTAGTTCTAGCTAAAGCAATTTGCAAAAATGGTTGAACTGCTCCTACACTAAAAGTTTCAGTAACTGGGGTGCCTGATTGAAACCCTGCTTGCTTTCTTAAAAGATAAAAAGTAGGATCACCAGTTGAATCATCTGTAGAAAATATAGATATCTCAGTAGGGTTAGTAGAGCCTGATACTGTAAAGTCTATCGGTAAGTTACGTCTGTAAACTGTACCATTACTAGCACGCACTTTCATTCCACCTTTAATAGATAGTGCGTATGAGTAATCTGGTCTATTATTTATACCTGCTCCTTTCGCTGGAACTGTCTGAAAGATATCTACATCTACATTAGCTGAAATAGCTTGCTTAGGTTTATACCCAAGAGCTTGAGCTAATGATATAACGTTCTTTCGCTCAGAAGCGTATGGTAGTAGAGTTTCTTTAAATTGTTTATCTAAATAAAAGCTTAATACATCTCCAACATAAGCTGTAGTTTCAAGAAACATCATTCCTGGCGATGCTTCATTAAAATCGTTAAAAGTTGTTGGGTAATATGTTTTTGCAAAATTTAATAAATTTTTACGGATAGTAGGAAAATCCTTACCAGTATATTTAATATCTTTGCTTATTTTTTTGTTTATTGATGCCATATTTTTCCTACATATTCATTACTGTTACACTACCATCCGAACCAAATTTAAACGTTACTGATTTAAATTGTGTAATATCATCTATTACGCTAAAATTTAGTTCTATTACTAATTTATATTGGTCAATATTTTCTATAGAGCGATCAACTCTAACTGGTCCTAACTTAACATATGGTAACCAAAATTTAACTGCATCCATTATTTCAGTACGAACCATTGAGGTTAAATCTCTAGTATTAGGTTCAAAAATAAATCGTTTCAAGTTAGTACCAAATTGTGGTTGCATAAACCGCTCACCTTTATCCGTCAATAAAAGATTAACAATATTAGTTCTAGCTTGATCTAGCGTAGTATAATTTAACTTAAAATTAGATCTACCTGAACCGAAAGGGAGTGCTATCCCTAATGCAATATCGTCTCTACCAAATAAATTTGCCATTTTTTACTTTTTAAACTTTTTTACTAACTCAGAATAATCCCTAGTTAATGCTTTAGCTACTGCGTTATCTACTTGAACACCTTGATTAGACATTCCACGTGTATCAACTCTCGGTAGCATTTCTTCTAATGTAGGTTGACCTTGCGCTGTCATATCACCATAACCCATTTTAGCTGCTAATGTTGCTCTATCGAATCCTTGAGCTGAATTTGCAGTATAAGTTTGCTGATTCATTGTTGGATATTCTTGAGCTGAGTTTTCTATCTCACCAGCTGTTTCGTTTAGTATATCATTTAATGCAGCATTTTTAGTATACTGTTTTTTAGGCTTCGGCTTACGTGCAGCTCGCTCTATACCATCTTGAAGACCTAAAGCATGCTTTAATCCTTTTTTAAAATCATTTTTAGTAACTTTAGTTTTTGAACGTTTTTGCTCGTTTAATACAGTACGCACTTCTTTGCGAACCTCTTCACGAACTATCTTTCTTATAACTTGTGCTAATTTGTTTGTTGACATGTCTCTCCTCTAAATATACTTTATCATATATAAATATAACTATTGTTAAATTGTCGGTTAAAAACCTCTATGATACTCCCATCCACGGAACAGGGGTAGGTACTGGTCCTGCTGGTGTTGGTACAAGTCCAGTATATAACCCAGATATCATAGTTAAATGTTGCGTGAACCCTGATACCAGAATTCCTGCGATAGCTCCACAATTATTTGAATGAAATGCATCGTTTATAGTTGATGCTAAAGCTGGTATAGCTCCTAGTCCCGGGTCTAATTGAGTAACTCCAGGTGCAGGCGCTACAGTTGGAGGGTGCGGAGGTACAGGTTGATATTGAGCTGCGGCCCAAGCATTAACTGTGCCTGTTGCAGCTGGTATCCAATTAGGTACACCAAGATCTAAACCTTCCGGTGGTATACTAGCTGAATCAAATACTAACTTAAATGATGCTTTCCAACCTGATTCCATTGTAGATTTTACCCAACCACTTGCCAACAGGTTACCGGGAACTGTTATTCCTGCAGTAGTTATAGCTAACTCATATTCATCAGCTATTTTTTTAGCTGTTGGAGCTCCAGCTGCTTGCCAATCTTCATCTGTATCTCCTTTTGCGTTACCACAAAACCATGAATTCATTGCTGCTGTAAAACCGGGCCATGCTGCTGGCATATTTGTTCTCCTATTATCCGTTCCTCTGTACCCATACAGTGTCACTATAGCTAGTTGCTAGTGAAGCTTTCAAAGTAGCTATATCCGATTGCTGAGTTGCATATTGTGGTGCTTGTATTGGTGGGCCAGATGGACCTGCCGGGGTTGGATGTATTTCTGATTGCAATGTAGTAAGCATTGCATCTATAATATCACATAAAGTACTTTTCCATAGGTCATCTTCGTCACCTAAAACTAGCGGGTGACCTTTAGTAGCTTGAGTTGCTCCAACACCTCCATCATCTTCTGACTGTTGTGACTTCCCAAGATATATTAACGGTGCTTCTATTTCTAATTTTTCAGTTGCGTTTAAATATATTGATGGTGTATCAACTAAGAACTCACTACCAGCATCAAACGTCATATCAGTTTCAGTGGTTAATCCAATCCCACCACCTCCAAAAATATATGTTCCTGCTTCACGGCTATTAAATACTAACCTGTTTGAAGTTAGAAGTATTTGACCTTGACGTTCACCTTCTGTATCTATCATATCATCAGTAGTTGGAGCTGTAAGATCTTCACCTACTGTGTTTTCACCTGCTTGAAAAGACAATGCATCATATTTAGTTGACCCAAAAGTTAATGGTACGGTTTGTCCTTTAGTCATCCAGATTGAGCCTGCTGCTGTATCAGGGTCTTCAATCACATGCTCTCCACCATCTTCGAGATCTTGATCTTGACCATTTCGTATTATTAATATAGGTTCAGCTGGATCATCAGTAGATGGGTCAGACCACAAATTAGGTATATCTGGATCTTTAACTGCTGAACCAAATCTTATAGAATGACCAAATCTACCTTCAATTGTAATATCACCTTCGTATGGCTGTATAGGTCTTATACGTGGCTGTTCCTTAAATGTTCGGCCGTATTCTATATCACTACCTTCATCACCTGCTATATTAGGATTACCAAAACCAACCTCTTTATATTCCGCTATTTTATCTGCTTCAGCTGAATCAGGATTAGGATCAGGTATGCTTAAAAATGGTAGAGCATTGTGATGTATTGATCCCCACATATTAAGTATATCATGGTAATACATTTGTGTGCTATCCGATACATCTACTGAAGATTTCTCACAGTACGAAGTAACTAATACTATTTCATGTATTAACGGGTATTGTTTAAAATTACGTGTCAAAGGGACTGCCCAGCTTAAGTTCTCTACATCTTCAACATTTGCATCACTAAATAAACGTCTGACTTGTATTGTACCTATTTGTTCTTCAGGATCAGGTATAGATGCATCATAATTTGGATGTGATGTATTTAAAACTATGTCTATTACTTCAGCTGGCTCTGTATGTATATCTTCAACCTTTAGGTTTTGTTGAAAATCTACATCTTGCTGAGTAATAGGGGCTGAAGGTCCATACGGACGATAAGATTTACCCTTATTATTTCTTACCCTTGAGTACCCCATTATCTACACCCTTAATCTTTTTATCTAAATTAGCGTTATTTTTATCTAAAGCATCTAGCTCTGCTAGTAATTGATTCTTTTCTTCTTCTGAAATACCAAAATCACTTTCACCTTGAGTATTGTTGCCTATCAATCGCTGAGCTACTGCTAGTAATTTAGCTAGTTGATCATCATTTTTTACACTAACCTCTAAATAATCTTTAATTAAAGGAACTATAATAGTTGCATCACCAATGTTTTTAACAAAAGGTTTTAGTTCAGATATTAAAAGATTTATTTGAGATTCTTTCTTTTTAGAAGCACCATATAAATCTTTAGCAATATCAGAAAAGCTTTTGCCTTTAAATATTTCAGTATCTTTATCCATATATAATAATTAGAAATATTTAGAATTTTGTTGACTTGAACTAACAGGTGTATAATCTAATCGACCAGTAGATTGATATTCTTCCCATTTTTCTTTATAAATACGCTTCATCTGATTCACTACCTTGGTTATATACTGCGTCTTAACATCTGCCATTTCACGTATCATAATATATAGAGCTTTCTTATTATAAATTTCTATATTCACTCTACGTCTGAATAATTCAGTTATTGCTGCTGCTACTCGTATATCCTTTTTACGGGTAAATAAAACATTAAGATTTGAATCCCAGTACTCAACCATTAAATCAGTAAAATCTTTTCTGGCTTCTTTTATATCTTCTCGGACTATCTCATTAGTTATATTACGCTTAATATCAATAGCATCAACACTTGTACGTTGCTTCATCTTTTTATAATTTTCGTTATTATTATAAATTAAGTAATTTTTAGCAACTATACTAAAATAAGAATAAGCTTTTGAACCTTTAGTTGGATCAAACTTATCAATTTTCTCTATAAGGTAGGCAACTACTTCAGCTTGTACATCAACATAGGGATCGTCAAAACAATAAAATTTAAAGGTATGAATAATATTTTCTGTAAGTTTCATAAACGGTTTATGTATATGTTGAGAGTAAACTTTATTACGCAAAAAATAATCTGGTTCATTATTGTAAGCTATAATAGCACGCTCATTTTCCTCGTGAAAGTACCCTCTCCGTTTTTTTGCTTTTGTTACCTTACGTTCTGTTTCGAACTCATCATACCATTTATAAAATTCTTGTACTGGTGATAAGCTAGCGCTTACTTGATTTATCATCCTCTTCTCCGAGTGTGTCTAATTTTTGTATAATTGCTTTAAGTTCTTTAAAAAAATAACCTACTTCATCGTCTGATGAAAACGATCCTTTATTATCTATCTTTTTAATCTCTCTGTTCATATCAGTAATTGTCTTTGAGAACTCCCTCACCCAAGTTTCTAGGTTTTCTATATACTCCTCACCCTGCTCATATTTACGTAACAGGTTATATATAATATACAGAGTGCTAGCGAGAGCTAGCGTAAGTAATATAATTGTTATTATCATCCGAATAACTCATCAAATAATTTACTAGCATCTGAACCAGTGTTTAGCTGTGACGCTGGGGTAGGTTTCTTCTTAGGTGCAGGTTTAGGAGCTGATGTAGGCTTTTTAACTACATGCTCCATCATCTTATCTTTAGGAACATCTGTTAATGTTCTAGTACCTTGTAGTCCATTCTCACCATACTTCCACCTCTCCCACTCTACCCTTGAAGCTATCATATCAGCTTGATGGAGTATTAATGGTAGGTTAGAACGCAATCTCGAATCTGGATTAAAACTAATTAGGTAAGGTTTGTTAGCTTCCTCATACATACCATCATGTATCCGTATACCTAAAAATTCATTCCAAGAATACGTAATACCAAAATGCTGTAATAAGAATAAGCTCCTGTCAGGAACTAAACTAAATTCAGTTTTAGGATTAACTGTATATAGAGCGCCTTGATTCTTTCTATGCCATTCAGACTTATTGGGTATGTACGTATCATTTTCTAAATCACCTACCTTACCTAAGTCATGGTTTAATGCTGCAAACATTAGCTCTTCTACTGAGTAATTATCTGTATAAGCGCCTTGCATCATCCATGAGTTATATAAATCGAAAGCACAATCCATCACACGAAGTACGTGATCAACATAACCACCAGGAAAGCAGTTGTGATAGGACTCTCTAGAGCTAGCAGGAGCGAACATCATTCTGCTCGCAAAGTGATTATACATTGTAAGAAGTTTATCCTTACGTTCACCACTAAACTGATGCTCTATTCTTCCTATTAGATCATCCCAGTTTTCTTTAATTTGTTTTTCGTTTAATTTCATATTAATATATTAATGTATTATTCCGTCAATAACACCCAGCTTTTGAGCATCTTTAGAAGATAAATATAAATCCGTCTTTGTTTGTTCAGACCAGAATTTTTTATCTTTAATTGTTTTTTCACCTAGAATAGAGTTAGCCATATCTTCAAGGTGAGCATTGTATTTATGAGCTGCTTTAAGATCGGATGATTTACCTGCTTGCATAGATGAGCCTTCATGAATCATAATTGTAGATCTCTTGCTAGCTAAACGTTTACCTGTACCACAAGCTAGAATCATTGCAGCTGCACTCATCGCTTTACCTCTACATATAGTATTAACTTTAATATTACTATTTCTCTCTAAACTTTCTATATAATCGATAATACCAAACATCTCATATACATCACCACCTACTGAATCTATTATAACATTAATAGGTGAGGTATCCCCTTCTTCTCTATTCTTAATAATAGCACGACAGCGTACCATAAAATCGTATAAACCAAAATCTTCTATTTCACCAATCATATAAACTACACTATCGTCTACATCTACAGCAAATTCAATTTCTTTATATAGATGCTTTTTTTCTAAATCATCTTCATAATATACTTCTTCTTCTGCTGAACTTGTTATAGTTGGTTCTTTAGATTCTTGTTCCTCGTAACTACCGTATATATTACTAGCCATATTAACCTTTTATTATTTGTTTTAATTTATCGAATGGCTTTGTTTTACTTTCAAAAGCCTCCTCTACACTATTGCTGTCATAACCTAGAGCACAGGCTAAACGTTTGCATACTCTTTTGAAGTCATGTATGTCTACATTTTCGTTAACATCCAATTCAACCTTCTGTATTTCTTTAGAATACGTACCTCGTGTGTATATTAATTTATCCATATTGTATAATATACGAAAAATAAATTTAAGATCAAACTAATCTGATTTTTAATTTGCGACTTATTTTTTTAATTTGAGATTCTATAGATTTCTTATCTTTTTTTAAAGTAACTTTTTTATACTTCTTCTTAAGATCATATAACTCAGCCATTAACGTACGTTTTTTTGCTTCTCTTTCACGTTTAGTTAATCGCTTTTTAGGCTTTTTAGTTTCAATAATAGTAGCAGGTAGTGTGCCTTTTAATTCTGGATGCTCTTTTCCTTTACGGTATACGTTACCTTCTGAATCAACATACTCATTCATCCATTGCCAGCCTTTCGGCCTACCAGTTGGTTTATATCTTGGAGTAAATTTAGGTGGCTCTGTTACCTTATTAACACATTTATGACATAATACAGCTGTAACTTTATCTCCAACCTTATTCCACTCACCACAAAAAGTACCAGTCCAATACCTACCACCTTCAACACTGTTTCGACAGATTAACCACCGTTCACCGTTTTCAATATAACTTTTATATATTACCTTATTCTTCTTTGCCATATAATTAAATATACGAAAAAAAAATTAGTCAACCAACTTACCCTCTATATTTATAAGACTTCCTAACTTTATGAGTAGTTGCTGGACGTTTTATTACACGTTTTTTAGTATTAGATTTTTTGGATTGAACCATACCAATTAACTTTTCTTTATCAATATCTCCCACTTCACCGTGATATAATTCATGTTCAGATTTCATATCTTCTACAGGTTTATCAACGCTCTCCTTAGCTTCTTCTTGCTCTACCATGTCTTTGCTGTCCTGTAACTCTGATGGTGACTCTTCTTCTAATACTTCAATCCATGCATCTAAACCTGTATGAGTAGGCTCAGGTAACTCAATATTAGTTTCAAGATCATTAACAACTAAATCTTTTTTTTCTATCTTAACACTTTCAGTTATACTTGATTTTAATTTATTTTGATTTTGAGCAACCCTCTTTTTTAATTCCGGAGAAGGTTCCTTCCATTCAGCTGGTATTGGGTAAGATGTGTTAAATTTCATTCCCTCTGGGACAGACATATTAACTGTATTGTTATTTTTTAATTGCGCAAATGCCATATTAGCTGCTATTACTAATGCAATAGCTAATGGATCAAATACAAATATAATAAGCAAAAGAAACCAATTTACAACTACACCCATATCTTGACCAGTAGTGGCAGCTAAATATTTTAATGGTCCTAACTCACTCTCCGCCTCGTTAGATATCTCTTTATCTAAAAGAGCCATATCAGTTTTATTTATTGAATCCATTACTGCTTCTATTTTAAGATTAATATCATCCCTTGTATTAGTAGCAGAAGATAGTTCACCCTGTAACGCTCGTCGAGCTGATGAAGAAGCGGTTGTAATCAGTTGACCGGATGCTTTATCTATATATTGCACTTGAGTTGGGTTAGAAAGCGCAATTCTTAAATCAGAGATTGATTTGGTTAATTGTTGTTTTTCTATCTTAAGATCAGTTTTTTGTTCTTCAAACCTAACCTGCTTTTGATTAAGTATCATTAATGATTTATCTAACAACTCAGATTGAGTTGCAGTCGATTGATAAGCACCTGATAGGAACCCATATATACCACCTGAGGTAATTACTATCAGAATAAAGCATGCAATAGATAAGTATACTTTAAGAGCTTTATTAATAGTATCCCAGTACTGATATAATAATGATGCTATAACTAGTTTAGCAAACTCTAACGAACCAGCCATTACCATAACCTGAAAGCTAGCTCCAGCAAATAATTTACTTAAACCATACACAGAGTAGAAAGCAGCACTACCAGATACGGCAAGTGCACTTAATGCTATTACTAATGGAAAAAGCCGCTCACGCATCGCTATCCTTCTAATTCAGTAAAGTTTTCTATTTGTTTATTTATTGATTGTAACTTGATAATAATATTAATTGCTTCTTTTTTAGAGATAGCATCAGACTCTAACCCTCTCTTTAATGTTGCAAGGATATTATTGGTAGCTTCGCACCTAGTTTGTATTTGATCTTTATACTTCATATATATATTTCTTTATTATAATTATCACTTAATATATTATTTATTAAAATTATATTTAATTATTATTATTTTTATTATTATTATATTTAATTATTACTATATAAATTATAGAATATAATTAAAATATTTCGAAAAAGCAACTATTTTATAAACTTTCTACTGATTTAATTTGTTCACAAAATAAAAACCTACCATCTTTATGAAATACCTTCTCAATATTTACACAATTATCACGTAACCATTCAACCCAGACTCTAACCATTTTATTAATATCATCAGAATTAATTCCGTGCGATTTAGGGATCATTTGATGTTCAGATATAGATCTGTGTATAATCCAGTATTCATTATCATACTGCCAAACTTTTTTTTTCATATAGTATTGTTAAATTGACGTGCGGGTCAGCTTTTTAATTTTTTTCTATAACCTTTTTTACGTTTTTGTCTATTCCATATTTGTTTCGTATCCAAGCACGTTCATGGAAATAGTACAAAATCATTTTTGTAAGTATCTCTAGACCGCTGACTGTTAAACCAGCAGTAATACTGCCTGTTACAAGCCAAGTTAGTAAAAGAGTATCTAAGCTGGCAATTGTCCTCCAACTTAAAGTCTTTAATAAACTTCTTTTTTTACTAGCAAACATCATCATAATAAACTCTACTTAATAGTTATAGATTTTGGTTTAGCTTCATCAGCAAGTGGTGCATATAAGTGAAGTAAACCGTTCTCTAAATTAGCTTCAAGTACTGATAAATCAAACCTTCTACTAATTCTCCATCCAAAGTTAAACGCTCGTTTAGCTATATTTCTTTGAATATATTCTGCCCCGTTATGGCCAGCTTCTTTTTTATATTCTACTCGAAGTACATCTCCCTCAATAGTGAGCTCAATATCTTCTTTAGTTAAACCAACACAAGCGATATCTATATTAAGTCCATCTCTGGCCTCATATATATCTACTGGGTGGTTAAGTTTAGTTGTGTCTGCAAACTGATAATCTACGTCTGCTTTGAAAAAGTCCTTAAAAAGGACGTCGAATGGCGATGTGCCGAATGGTGTTAAATTTCCCATAATAAATCTCCTTAGATAATTTTAATTATTAAACATTATTGTTTTAATATAACTTGCTGACCCGCAGTATCAATAAGTTATTTAATATAAATATACGAAAAAAATATTAAACATGCAACTTAATAATGAATTATAGGTGTTGTAAGTACACTAGGAACAGATACAATTCCGCTGTATATTTGAAATGCCGGGTCCGTACAACAGGCTCCACCACCTCCAGTCCACCCACCAGTTGTACAATCATCTATTACTAACATGCTAATATTTAGATTATCAGCAGTACATGTAGGTCCTACTGTTACTTGAAAGCTCATTGTAAACGGTCCTTGAGATGATGTGCCCCAATCAGGATCTGATGTATTAACAAATCTCCATCCTGGTCCAAAGTTTAGACCACCAATAAATGTATGCTGCAAATCCCATAACCAATTACCAGTTGATCCATTAGGGTTAAGTGGAGTAGTTATTGGAGTGAGATTGATCCAACTTGGTGATAGATTAATTTGAAATGCATGTATCCAGTTTATATTAATTCCTGTAAAGTTACCTAATGTATATGTAACAGTTACAACCTGACCTGGAGCATACGGTCCAGCAGGAGTCATACTACCTATCTGAGTATTAATGCATTGTGAGTTAGCATTTAAGTTAAAGAATAAACCTAATATAATTATTAATTTTTTCATCTTACTAATGTTATAGGTCTAACAAACCTATTATTTTTTATAAAAACATTTATGGTGTAGATACCTATAGGGCTATCATTACCATCCCATGGTATGTTGCTATTAGCTTCAAATATTCTTTGACCCCATCTATTATAGATTGCGATATATTCTATATCATCTACCGATCTACCACCTACACTATACTGCTCATTTATACCATCTCCGTTAGGAGTAAATGAATTTGGAAAAAATAGAGTAGCATAAGGGCAAGGATCTATAACCACTTGATATCGAGAAGTATCTCCTTCACATCCAAATCTCATCGTATAAACTGAAATGAAGTACTCTCCTGCACTATCAGGCCATTGTACAGTAATTGTATTGTTGAAGGTAGAAATCACATCTCCGTTAGATATTGACCAATAATAGTTCTTATCAGCATCATAATCTACTTGATAGGATTGTGGTTGCATATTTTCACAATCGTTATAGGTCTCTTGAGCTAATAGGTGAAAGGGCAATAATATTAATACCCACCATCTCATATTAAAAATGTTGGATTGGACCAGTAACGGGTCCATTATTAACTATTACATTTATTGTTGTATTACATCCAGCCATAGAATACGTTAATACATAATTACCAACACCTGTAGATGGTTGGAAATTATTACCTACTACTCCTGTACCTGACCATGACCCTCCTGCAGGACTCCCTATCAATGGTGTAGTTGGATCACCTGGGCAAAATGGTCCTATAACATTACCGGATAGGTCCAAAATAAATACATCTAGTAGCTGTGGTATACCAGGACACCCAGCTGCATTGGATTCTATTACTTCAACCGCGTTAGGGTAGAGACCGGAAACACCACCCCAATCTACTGTAATAGAACTTGTAGTTTGACCAGTCTGTAAAACACCACCACCACCTGCTACCGTCCATTGATAAGTTGATGTAGGTGTGACTGCAACATAATACTGCTCACCTGTTGCATTTGCACATACAGTATCTGGATTAATTGTTGTCTGACCAAATGTAAATATGGTAGTTGTCATCATTATCATTGTGATAAATAACGCTAATAATACTTGTTTGTTTTCTTTGTAATTCATAGTGCTTCTCCTTTAATTATGGTTTAGAGAATATATAAGTATATATCACTCTACCGTTAGCATTTTCCTTTTTTCGATAATCACGTAATATACTACCGTGACGTACCATATGTGTTTTAGCTTTTTTTAACCTATCTTCATCAGTACAGCTTATGCAGAGCAATCCATTAATAGATGTAGCCCTTACAAGATCATCATCTATACTATCATAAACCTCTTGTAATAATACTGTTACTTGATCCTCTGATAGCATTCCTGGTTCTGACCTAAACTCTTTGGGCATTAACCTACGCTTACTCATTATACGTGACATATAAAAATCAACATCACTTACATCTAGGTTAGTAAACCAATTGCTAAACTGACGTAGATTATTATTAAACAGTTCATACCTGTCTTTGGATTGAAGAATATCCCACACCATAGATATAATAACGCGATTAGATTCATCTATAGCTTTGACATACTCTCGCTGTTTATCAACAGACAATGTATCAAACCAAAGTTGAAAATCTTTAGTATACTTCGAAGTAGAGGAAGGTGTCCAACTACCTTTCATATCCACTTCATTAAAAAACTCTTTACGTGCGTTATGGTTCCTATAGTTATCTATGCTACCATTAACAGACGGAAGGTTATCAGTAATATCATCATCGTCATAAGGAGCACCCCACATCTCTAATTTATATAACTTACCGTTACATTTTAACTCTTTGGATACCATTGGTCTGCTAATCATAATATTCACCTTATAAAGGTCCACCTCCACCGGGCTTATACGACTTGCCCTGTTAATGCCGTTCGGTTCTGGGAGCTTAATTAAGCCGCCATTGCCATTTCAACATGTTCGCCTGTTATGCGTGACCTTCCTTAAATCCTTATCTCTCTGTCAAAGCCAGTCACCCCCATGATGTAAATTGTTTAGTGGAGGTGGAGGGTTTCGAACCCTCGTCCAAAAGAGCAGCTAATAAAAGTACTAGCGGTCAATTTATTGTTTGTTTTATTTTAGTAAGTTCGGCACACTTTTCATACTCTTCACGATCTGGGTGCTGAAAATATTCTATTAATTCGTCTATAGTTGAAACCCTTCTAGGGCGTTTGAGCATCCAAGTACCTTCAGGTAAATCTTGCATATCTATTTCGCTTACTAAATACTCATAAGTATTGTTCATAGCAGCCTCTAGTAGCTCTAAATCTTGATCTGAGTCACCAAACCTCTCTATAGGTTCATTAAAACTATCCACGTCAACATCCAGCCTTACAGTGGGCAGTTCTTGGTATCATAAATCTATGTATCATAATATTCCCTTTATAATAATTAGTAACTTTTAATCAAATAATTGTTTAACACGTTTATGTTTTTTATATAATGTATTCATAACTTTAAGATCTCCATTATCTACTTCACTAGTAGCGTGTATCTTAAACACTGTATCCGTAACAAACATTCGATCTGATCGATACTCTTCAGTATCAAAATTTTTTTTATCCTCTGTACACGCTATATTATATATAATTAATTGTTTAAGAGTTTTTAATTTACCTAAAACACCCTCAACTTTAGTGCTGAAGGTATCTGTAGGTATCTCTTCTGAAATATTAAATATATCACCAAGCTTACTCAATAGCTGAGATGATTCTGAATTAGATTCACCTACTTTACCAAGTGCTTCAACATTCTCGTAATGCTCTAAAAGCTTATTAGCTCGTTTAGAAAGATTACTAGATATTTGTTTTTTTAGTGTTGGTGACTGCTTTTTTACGCGCTGTCTTCTTGACTGCTTTTTTGCCATTTGATCCGTTTGGTTTCTTTTTATAAGTCGAACGTCTCTTATATAACTTATGTGTAACTGACTTTAATTTTTCTTGTGTTGCTTCTAACGTAGTATTAACTACTCCTAAATCTTTTGAGTTTTTAAAGTGCATCGCTGCAGCACCTATTAGTAACCCAATTACTATT